TTATTGGGTTAAAGAGCTTAAACCTTTTGAGTATGTCATTCCCGATGTACTAGAAGATACAGCCGGTACCTGTATGTCGATGGACAATTTTTTGTCAAAATATCCCGATCTTCCCGGTCGCAAGATAGGCGTAGTTCAGGGCAAGACATATCATGATATTGTTGACTGTTATCGCTTTGTAGCACCAAAGGTTGATAAAGTCGCTATCTCTTTCGACTATTCATATTATCTAGATAATTGCGATTGGTCTCAGATTAATGTCCCTGGGTTTGTTAAGAATCAGGAAGATAACAAATGGCTCAAATATGCTGTTGGGAGAGTTAAATTACTTGATGATCTCTACGATGATGATGTACTCGACGTTAACACGCCTCACCATCTATTAGGTGCATCTCTTCCCTGGGAGTTTTCACTGTATGCAGATAATTATCTCAGTGAATATATTGAAACTATTGATACTTCAAATCCAATTGTCGCTGGTATTTTGGGGAAAAAGTACGAACCAGAATATGGGCTGTCTGAAAAATGGTCAGTAAAGCTTGTAGATTTTATTGATGCTGAATTAACTACACAGCAAATTTACGATTCGTTCTGGAATATTACACAGTTTAGAAACTTATGCCGGTAACAAGACCTTGGGTTACGTTTTTTAGTCAAACCGGATCAGAGATTTATAAAATCTCTAAAAAAATTAATCGGGTTCCAGATGTTATTGTAACTAATAAAACTAAAGATAAAGTTTTAGAAATTAACGAAGACTTATTTTTTGAATATGGAGATAAAATTACCTGGTTATCTAAAAAGCCTTCCGTAGAAGAATATAGACAGGTTATTCCTAAAGGCGCTTTTGTAACTCTTCACGGTTGGTTAAGAATCATTCCTTCTGAAATTTGTCAAGAATTCGAAATTTATAACTTACATCCTGCTCCAATTCATCTAGAAGGATATGACAAATATAAGGGTAAAGATCCGCAAGTTAGAATATTTGAAGATAAAGCAAAATATTCTGGCAACGTTATTCATGAATGTATTGCCGAACTCGATGCCGGTAAAATATTAGCAAAAAACGAATTTGAAGTAGAAGGATTTGATTTAGATATGGCGTTCAAATTAACACATGTGAAAGCTACAGAACTTTGGTGTAGCTTTTTGCAAAATAGATTATAACATAGACAGCTATGAGAGTTTCATTCACAGGTGCACAGAGTACCGGTAAGACAACATTACTGAATAAGTGTAAAGAGATTTACAAAGATTATAAATTTGTAGACGAAGTTACTCGTTATGTTCGTCGGACTTATGACGTAAAGATTAACGAAATCGGTGGAACAGAAACACAATTATACATTTTAGCTGAACATATTAAAAACCATCTTAAGCCGGACGAAAAATTAATGCTTGATCGTTGTATTTTAGATGGTTATGTGTATACAAAGTATCAGGTAAATCAGGGAAAAGTAAAAGAAGATGTTTTACATGCTTTTAACGGTGTGTATAGTGTTTTAATGGATAAACTTGATTATATTTTTTATACTGATCCGTCAGATGTAAAATTAGTTGATGATGGTGAACGTTCAGTTGACTATAAATTTAGAGATGATATTATTAATCTTTTTGAAGATTTAATTGAATATAAAATGTCTCCAAAAAACAGAGAAAAGATTATTCGGCTTAAGGGTTCTGTTGAAAAAAGAATGCAAACAATTGAAAAAATCTTGAAACGTGAATAATATTCAGTATATAGGCGCGACTTTAACAGGTGTGGCTGCAATAGCAACTGCATCTGTTTCTATCTACACTACATTTAATAAACAAGAATCTACATCTGAGAGGTCTAGATTTTCAGCGGTCTTAATAAGAACAGGCATAATTTACGACCCCGACGGTTGGACAAACCTTAGACAATTACCAACAACAGATTCAAAAATCTTAACTAGACTTGCAAATAATACAGAAGTTACTATAATAAACGACTCTGGTAACTGGTTTCAAATACAAACAGAAAGCAATGTTACCGGTTTTGTACATAAACAAAATATTTTAGAACAATGAACACAAATCTTAACGATATCGCATCTAAATCTCTCGGTTCTTCAGCCTCTTATGCCGTATATACGGATAAGTTTGATCCTTCCCTTCTTAACCCGATGCCTAGAGAGTTGGCTCGAGTTGGCTGGGGAATTAAAGGAGATGAATTTGTAGGTTATGATACTTGGCACTGCCATGAAGCAACTTTTCTACTTAATAGTGGTGCACCAATTGCCGGTACCTTAAAATATACCTATTCTTCTGATTCAAAATATATGGTTGAATCAAAGTCAGCTAAATTGTATCTTAACACTTTTGATATGTGTAAGATGGGTCAAACCCTTAATGAAGCCATTCATAACTATGAACTTCAAGTTAAAACTGATTTAGAAAAAGCTTTAGAGACTTCTGTTGATGTTAAATTCTTTAAGTCAGGAGACGAAGTTAATGAAATTTTCCCCATGACAGGTTATATTGATCTTCAGTCTTTCTTAGGAAGTGATCTTGAGAGTATTGAAATTACTGATTATAACGCTGAAAAAAATCATTTAGAATTTGAAGCAGTGAATTATTCAGGTTACGGTTATAGTGTTAAAGAAGATAAAGCACTTTATGCAAATAAATTCTTTACAAACGCTTTACGCTCTCGCTGCCGACATACAAAGCAAAAAGATACAGGGGCTGCTTACATTTCTATTAATACTCTTAATTCAGTTATTAAACCTGAATCCCTTTTTAAGCAGATTGTTTCGTTGAGAGAGGTTAATGAGTTTCATGAATTTTGTGCTGAAAAACTTTATACTGAAATTATGAAGTGCCCAGAGGTTGAATCGTGCTGTGTGACCTTATTATATTCGCGCCGCGGTTCCTTAGATATTAACCCCTGCCGAGCTACATCGTTTGATCTTTTACCACCTGTACTCATTAATCCAAAATATTATACTAAAAAAGCTATGGGGCAGTAGATTTTTTAAACTATATAACATAATATATTAAACTATGAGTGATCAAAATAAAATTGCAGTATTCTTCGATAATGTTGGTAGAACAATTCTCGGCGAAAGATTAAACGATAAAACGACAGATAAAACTCTCACTATTAAAAACCCAGCAGTTGTTCACATTATACCAAATCAACAAACAGGACAATTACAACTTCAAATTCTTCCATTATTTTTTAAAGAATTTTTAGCAGATAGAAATGAAGGAACTATTTGGAATTACAATCGGGCAAATATTACTGAAGCTGTTGACGTTGTGTTAGATTTTAAACTCGAAGCACAGTATCGTCAAATTTTTGCTGCAGGCCCGGTTCCGACAGCTCCTCAGCAACCTCAAGGGTCCCCGGAAGTTATTAAATTGTTTGACGAATAAGTTGCATTCTAGTAAAAGTCATTCACAATAGGGGTATGGCTAAAAAAGACAATCCACTCTCTGGGCTTAAAGATATCTTTAAAGCAGTTGACGACCTTAACCCCGATGCAGCAGTTCTAGAGGCATCAACTTTATCGACTGCCGATGATTGGATTGATACGGGTTCCTATGCCCTTAATGCAATCATTAGCGGTTCGATGTACAAAGGTATACCGGTAGGCCGTATTACCGGGTTTTCAGGTCCGTCAATGACTGGTAAAACGCTTATTATGAATAAAATTATGGCAAATGCTCAAAAGAATGGATATATTGCTGTAATCTGGGATTCAGAAGTTGCTGTCGATAAAAAAGGAGCTGAAGCTATTGGTATGGATCCAGCTAAAACAAAGTACTACCCTGTTGAAACTATCGAAGACTGCCGTAATCAGATTTGTACCTTTCTTGATAATGTGATTAAAGCAGATAACCCAGACCTAAAGTTCATTATTTCAATTGATTCGTTAGGTAACTTAGCCTCTGCTAAAGAAATTCGCGATACCGTTTCAGGTAAAGATGCTTCTGATGTCGGACAAAGAGCTAAAGCTATCAAATCAATGATGCGGGTCTTGACATATAAAGCTGCTAAAGCCCGTGTACCGATTCTTTTCTCTAACCACGTCTACGATTCTATGGAAATGTTTCCGACGTTAGTTAAGACTCAATCTGGCGGTAAAGGGCCAATTTATCTTGCTTCTGTTTTAGTACAGCTCTCCACACGTAATGAAAAAACATCTGATAACCCTAATGAAGAGTCAATTGCTATTGCTCACAATATCAGTGGTGTCACTTTGGGTGCACTTACTATTAAAAATAGATTTGTACCTAATTACCTTAAGACCGAGTTGTATCTTAATTTTAAAACAGGTCTTGACAAGCATGCAGGTTTGTTTGAGATTGCTGAGGCATTTAGCGTTATTGAAAAGCCAGGTCGTACCGTA